CGCTCGAGAGCCTCCCCGGCTGTCATGAGGGCACGCATACTAGGTACCACCTCGAGGTTGATGATACGCTCACGCAGCCAGTCGGCCTCTTTGTGAGTAACCATCTCCCGGTCAAGCCAGTAGTTGGTGTAACGCGCACAGGTTTCTTCCCACGTCTCCCGGCGTCCTAGGTGGTCGAGCCACCGAGCGTACCGGGATAGTGCGATGAAGTTGCTGTAGTCATTCATACGTTATTCTCCTTATGGTTTGCGGAGCAGTCATAGCGCATTCTCCGCATCTTGTACTGGATCGAACTGCGTAAGCCGTCCGGTGTCGTTATTGTACAGCAGCGCACCAGCTGGCCCGGTGAGTCCGCTGAAGCGGTTCTTGAGTACCCGGATTTGGGTAGTGTTGCGCTCAGTCTCGTCCTCAGCTTGCGCGTGGCGCTCGAGGCCAATCACAAAGTCGGAGAGTTGAGCGATGCTGGCAGAACCACGCAGCTGGGACAGGCTAGTTGCCGCCCCTTCTTCGTGTGCCTTGCCCTCTGGCCGTTTCAGGTGCGAAACAGCGAACAACACAATCCCTGTGTCCTGCGTCAGAGTCCGCAGTTTAGTCATGATCTCATCGAGTGCCTTGCGTTCATCGTTGTGCTGACCGCCTGACACTAAGATCGAGATGTGGTCGAGGATGATGACCTTGCAGTCTAGGGCCTTGGCCATGAAGCGCACGCGGCTAACCACTGCGTCCACGGTCGCCCCAGTGTCGAAGCTGGCGTCCATTATCATCAACTGTCCGTCGCCAAAGACGCGGTCAAATGATGCCTTGTACTCATCGTCGCCCCGTTTGACACAGCCAGACGGAAGGTGCACCGGGGTGCTCAGGTCGACAGACATGAAACCCTCAGCCGTGCGCTCTACGCTCTCCTCCATGAACAAGCAGCCGATCTTGTTGTCAGTGGTGTTGCGTATGTGCATAACCAGCTCGCGCAATATCGACGACTTGCCCAGCCCTGAGCCTGCCGTGATGGTTACCAGCTCGGTCGGCCTGAACCCAAAGGTCAAGTCGTTGAGCCGCTTCCACGGCCACTCGCCAAGCGCTGCAGGCTTGTCCGTGTTGAGTCGCTCCCACAACTCAGAACTGCTAAGCACGCCCTTTGGTGTGTACTGGCTGGCAGTCTCGAACAGCCGCACGAAATCACCATGCAAGTTAGCCTTGAGGTAATCGTTGGCGTCCTTGCCATCCTTCTTGTTTAGCTTCATAACTTTAAGTTTACCGGCGAAGACATCAGCCGCTTTCTCGATGGCAGCCACGCCAGCGTCGTCGTTATCGAAGCAGAGCACGATCTCCTTGAATGAGTCTAGGAAGGCATAGTTGTCCTTGAAATCTTTAGCGACACCAGCCGCACCGCCACGCAGCGATACTACCGGGGTTCTGTCTTCCAACATAAGCGCCGCAGCCACAGCGTCGACCTCGCCCTCAGTTACCACTACTCGGTTCTGACTGCCGCTGCCATAGCGGTGCTGTCCAAACAGACCAGCCTCCTTCATCGACCCAATGACTCTAAAGGTTTTGTCCTTGATAGCTCGAACCTTGAACGCCACAGGGTCGCTGCGGTCGTCGCTAAAGTAGGGGTAATAGTGGTGCGTATCTGTAACCAGCACCTTGTACTTCCCCACGTAAGGAGAGGGAATCGCACGGTCTGGCATAGCTTTAGAGCTGCAGCGTTGCCACTGTTGAATTACCTGCTCCAATTCGCCTGTAGGTTTGGTCTCAATCACAGCAGCTCCTTGTCCTTTAGTGTGGGTTCGGCATGAGTAACAGAACGCATGGCCGTCATCATACAGTGCATTGGCGTCACTGGAGCCGCATGAGTCACACGGCCCCTTTGATACAAGATTGCTTTCTTGCTCCATTTATTTCTCCTTGGGTTGCTATATAGTGCGGGTCTGTACAAAAGGACACTTTGTCATCGGAACCGGGCGAAGAAACTCACCCAGCTCTCGAAAGCAGTTGCAGCCTGCGAAGCGTTTTCGTAGACGCCGATTAGTCGACTTCCTGCGATTGCCCGCCACTTGCCACGGAACGGATACCAGCCGCCAGCCTCACGGCTGCTGAGGTTCGACCAAGCCAGATTAGTGCTGTCGCCGTCCTTGAAGCGTATCGTGGCAGTTCCGGGGTCCTGACCCGTGAACAGCGCCCAGACAACACGGCTTGCATAGTATGCGTGCCCTTCTACGCGTACCTGTAGCTTGCCGTTCTTGCGTACCGTACAAGCCACAGAGCCAGCCTTTACGCGTCCTCGAGACACGGCCCACGTAAGTTCCCCGGTCTCGGGGTCATAACGCAGCAGCTCCCTCAGGCGCTCCACTGGCGGCAGCGTGGAAGTCATTGCAGCCGGGGTCCATCGATAGCCCCTGTCATACGCAGCCGAAGCCTTAGACCACACGGCCCCGGTCGTTTGCATGGCTGGACCCCAGCGCATAGCCAACTTGCGCTTGCTCTGGTAACGCTGGAATCGCTTGCCTCGCTCCTCGAGCGCAACAAACCTACTCCAGTAGAACTCAGGGCCGTAGGCACCTACGAACTCACGCTCTTCGGCATCTAGGTCCATGTTCTTGAGTACAGCAGCCAGAGGCTCATAGCAGCCAGCAGTGCTCACGTCCATCTGTCCCCATGCTTCGTAGTCAAAGCTACGCACACCGCCGGACAAACCTGACTCGTCACCGTGGTCGAAATACTCTGGGTTATCAACCAGCGCATTGCCCCAAGTGTCGTCGTACATGCCGTTAAGCTCTTGACGGTCTGAGTTGTACCGCTCGCTCGGCAGATCGTCAGCGTGCTCTTGCAGCCACGCTGCAGCACGTTCGAACTGCTGCTGCACGTAGTGTGACGCCTTCGGCCAATACCAAGCCGACTCCGGCAGGTTCTTGCGTATCTCTCTCGCCTTTACGTGGTCCTCAGGCACCATTGACAAGACTTTTCCTAAGTTTTTGAGGCTGACGATGGACCGCTCAGCGTGATCGAACTGCTCGCGCTTCAGCTGCTTGTAGTCCTCCTCACCCGGTTGGTACGAATCGAACAAGCTCTCAATGTCACTCACCGTGATATGACCTCCCTAAAAAGTTGATTAGGCTGTCCACCGTAACAGTACGGTCGAACGCCTGACAGAACATGAGCAGCGTGCTGAACTGGATACGCTCCTCACGGTAGGCCATGATCGCGCCCCATAGCTCGGCGCGTCGGGTCTGTCGTTCTTGCGCCTTGGAGTGTCTGTCCTTGGCAAAGTAGTTTTTAAGATCGAATGATCGTTTCATGATCGTCCCTCCAGCTCTTCGATGATTTCACGCAGCACGTCTGAGTATTGCTCTAGTGCTTCAGCCCTTCCATGCGATACACCGCGCAAGTAGTCGTGCTGTCCGTAGGACTCACGCGCCTCCTCGGCGTCGCACATCATGGATTTTAAGATAGATTCCAGCTCAAGATTGATTTGCATATTAATGAATCTCCAATGGTTTTTTGATTGCGAATTTACCCTTCCGCATGGCGTCCCGCTCCCGGAAGACCTGAATGTCATGCAGTAGCATACTTATCTCAAGCAGCAGCATGGCTTCATCGTCATTGATGTCCTTGCCTGCGGCCTTGAGTACGTCCCTTGCCTGAGCCAGTAGCAGCTCAACGTCTAGCATCCTATCCATAAGTCACCTCCATCCAATAGTTCCTCAAGATTACGCAGGTAGTCCTGCGCGTCAGCCAACAGCTCCGGGTTCTCATCCCATAGGAATTCGAGGTACCGAATTGCCTGCTCGTCATTGCACTCGGCCAGCTGAATCTTGTCAGCCACATACTCGACCAGTGATGGATAGTCTGAGTGAAAATCCAATGCCATCATCGCCACGTCCTCCCGTCGTTTTTGTGCGATTTCAAATCATCCTCGAGGGCCGCCTGTACGGCTCTCTCAGCGTCCTCATACGTACCCGCTAGCTTCACGCAAGCGGTGCCATAGAAGCCGTCATAGGACCCGTCAGAGCGTTCTACAACCCTCCGCTCCTTGGCCCACGACTTCTTCTGGTAAATCATCTTACTCATGCGAACTCCTCCTCGAATTCCTCATAACTCAAGCGTCCCAGATGATCCCAGTGCACGCGGTTCAGGAAACTACGGATCACATCGTCCCCGGCGGGTGTCTCGGTGCCGCTGAGGTACCAATCACGCGCCTCGACCTCGATGTAATCAGCGATGGCCTCGATGCGCTGAGCGCGGCAGCTGATATTCGCTACGACCATCTCGACCTCTTCGCGCAGCGGGAAGTACAGCGTCTCGACGTTGGCAAACTGCAGCGCGACCGCCTCGGTTTCTTCATTGAAAAAGTAGCTCATTGCATGTCCTCCATTACGATAGCCACGGCGGCACCCGCCAGCATTAAAAACCCGAACAGTTGGATAACTTCCATCATGCTTTCTTACTCCCAGTCTGCAGCTCAAGGCGAGCCAGTTGATTACGTGTGATGACCTCGAGGTCTTCAGTCTCGAACTCGTCGAGGCCGTACTCGATGGCAGCCGTGGTGACTGCCTCTTCGAACGTGTACGCGCCCCGGTGCATGCTGACAGCACGCGCCAAGGCGTTAAGTAGTGCGTCCCTCATTAGTCCTCCTTACGGACCCAAAAGCCTTTGAAATGTTCGCTCACGGTTACGCCTTCGCGCTCGTGCTCACGTACAGGCAGCACCTCGAGCACATAACCGGACGCGAGCTTAGCACGGCCAGCCCGGCTGCTCAACATCCGAGCCTCGAACTCTCGCTGAAGGGCGGCGGGAAGATGCTCCCGCGCCTCGGCTGCGACGTCCTCGCGTCCCCGCTCCTCAGCGTTGCGAATCAGCGACTCGAGCCGCTTGCTGCTGTAAGAATCCATCTGATATCTCATGCCATCAACTCCTTGTATTTCTCACACAGAGCATCGACGGCTGCGTCGAGGTTACCCTCGCCGAAGTAGTCGCCCGGCTGTCCGTTTATCTTGACGTTGTCGACTTCCCACTCGCCATAGTCGCTGTCGTAGTGCACGTGGCCCTCGACAGGCAGCTCGATCACAACCCACTCGGCTGGGATCATGTGGGAACCCTCAGCGCCGAAGCGCTCAACCCCCTTGCCGACCATGAGACCGGCGCTGTAGGGGTGGACCATGTCGGCCGGGAAGCTGATGTCGTTGTCAGAGTCGAAGAAGCTGACCAGCTTGCTATCCTTGACGTGGCCGAAGCCGAAAAAGTTGAACTGCTCAGATTTGATTTTGATGTCCATTGTGCCTCTCCTTAGATTG